TTGGCGCTCGGCTCGCGGTGTGTGGTGCGTAATTGGCCTGTTGCCTAACACCACATACTACAACAATTACGGGTATATTTTAAGTTAAAATATACTGGGCGATGAACTGCTGAGGCTGTGATTTAACATTCGGGACTTGACTGACCTCCCAAACGACTGGCCCCTGGCTTTATGGCTCAACTACCACTTGTGTCAAAGAAAAACCCAATTCTGTTCCCTGCTTCGATTGCCTCCCGTTGGCGTGGCCCGGTTCGCCGCTTTGCGGCGTGGCTGGCCTTGGCTGATAACGGCAATTGCAATGCGGGCAACGTGGGCAACTTTGGCGGCAATTGGAACAATGACTCGAATGCTGGGGCTTTTCAACTGAATGTCAATTATAGTCTGTCGAATGCGAATGACAACATTGGCGCTCGGCTCACTTGATGGTGCGCAACCTGGGGGCATTATGCCCCTGGGTTGGGGCCACGGATTGCCGTATTGCATGGCCCGTGGCATAGGACAAATCCTGTAATTTTTGTGGCATCATCGCCCTGCCTCTTGGCAAAACATGCTAACCTGGGTTCAACCTGGGCATCCCTTTGCAATTCCTTGTTAGTACCAACCTGACGGGTTGAAACACCACCCCGATGGGCGTGGAAAGCTGGGATAGCGCACCACACAACCTATCCGAATGTAAACCTCTTGTTGCCACAAGGAGGTACACTATTGAAACGTAAGAAAGACCTTTGGGACAGGATAGTGAGCATGGATAACCTGCGTGAGGCTCACCGTCATGCCCGCAAAGGTAAAACCAAGTATTCTCAAGTACGCATGGTGGATAAAGACCCTGAGAAATACCTGCAGATGATTCATGACATGCTGGTAAACGGCACTTATCACACAAGTAAGTACCGTATTTTTAAGGTCAATGACCGGGGCAAAGAGCGGGAAATCTATGACCTGCCCTATTTCCCGGATAGAATTGTTCACTGGGCTATCATGCAGGTCATTGAGCCCATATTCATGCGTATGTTCGTCAAGAACACCTATGCGGCTATACCTGGACGGGGGATACACCAAGCCCTGTATGACATACATGGGTATATGAAAGACCGTGAAGCCACCAAATACTGTCTCAAGATGGATGTCCACAAATTTTTCCCAAGCATCGACCGGGACATCTTGAAGGGACTGCTGCGGAAACGTATCAAGTGCGCTGGCACCTTGGCCCTACTGGATGAAATCATAGACAGCTGTGAACGTCCTGGCATTCCTATCGGCAATTACACATCTCAATATTTTGGAAACTTCTACCTGTCGTGGTTTGACCACTGGCTAAAGGAGAATACTCACAGCTTCACCTACGTTGACGAAAATGGCAACATGGTCACAGAGGTACGCAAGGTTGAATTCTTTGTCCGCTATATGGATGATATAGTCATCTTCAGTGATTCCAAGGAATGGCTTCACCAGCTACGCAAGGATATTGATGAGTGGCTTCAGACCAACCTTCATGTGCACCTAAAAGCTAACTGGCAGGTGTTCCCCACTTACAAGCGTGGTGTTGACTTTATTGGCTACCGCAGCTTTGGAGACTTTACCCTGCTGCGCAACCGTACCAAGAAGGTCATCAAGCAGGTATCCAGAAGAATACAGCGCAAAATTGCTCGTGGTGAAGAGCTTTCACCCACGGAGCTTGGCACTGTTTCCTCTTACTATGGGGCAATCGTTTGGTGCGACACCTACAGGCTCTTTGGCAAGACTTTTCGCAACATCAAGATATTAAAGCAATATAAACGACGATGTAAACCAAAAAAGAGGTGAGTATTCATGATTAAACACACCGCCGTTCATGGCTCCATGGAGACTGTACCAGAAGTGGAGTGCAATTTTGACCTGGTCTACCTGCGCACCAATGTTGTACGACTGGAGGCCGTTCTGGATGATGATGGACGGGAAATCACCCCTGCTCAATGGCAATACGATGAGGTGGTCATGACACAGGGTGAGTACGCCCACATGGTGCGGGAGCTGCTGACCAATGACAACCTGAACAACGCTGAGGCTATCGCTTTGCTGTTTGAGAACAGCCTGGATGCGCAGGAGCAGAGCCTGAACAGTATGGAGGCTGTCACTATGCTCTATGAGCAGCTGCTGGCGCTTCAGGAGCAGGTGGCCGCATTGACGACAACGCCAACAACTGAACAGGAGGTGTAATGACATGGCGAATGTAACCCAGAAGGCAATCACTGTCAACCCCATCGTTAAGACCTACGCCACCCTGGTGAAGGCCGGACGCAAGACTTTGGACCAGGTGCCTGAAACCATTCGGGCCGATGTTAAAGCCTATGTGGAAACGATGGGCTGATATCAAGATTAAAGCAGCCCTTTGGCTGCTGAGGAAGGAGGTGCCACAGATGGCTATTGCGATTGTTTATGCCACCCTCATCATGAATGGGCGCAGACAGTTCAAGGACGTTCCCGCTGTCATCAAGGACGATGTCAGGGCTGTACTGACCGACCTGGGCCTGGAAGCTCTGGCTGAGTAAGACCGCTGCCGCCTAATTGCCAGGTGCCCGAAAAGCACCTGGCAATTTTAATGGATATTTTGTCTACAAGTACAAGCAAAGGGGGCAATAAAATGAGTGAAATCCAAAAGCTCACTCGCACCAGTGACCTCCATAGTGTCATCACGACTATCAATGCCCTAATTGACTCTCAGGGACAGCGTGATGAGATACTGGATACACTGGTTGACAGCTCCATCGGTGAAAAGGTGGTGTACACTGCATCACCAGATGTGTTCGTGTCTGGTGAGGTTTACATTGTCAAGACCTCTGGGCTGTATCAGGTCAAGGCGGTTGGAGAAGGCAAATCTCACTTCCTCATCGACCAAAAACGGACAGGAAAAATCATTGAGCACCAAGAAGTGGAGGGCAACTATACTTCCCTGGAGTTCATGCTGTCGGAGGGTGACAAAGTCATCTTCTGGGCGGTGAGTACCCCAGAGGGGCAGCTGTCTATCTCTCTCACTATGAACGGCAATTTCTTCACTATCCTTCAGCAGATTCTGGAAACCTATAACGGCATGAACGAAAAAGTCACCAAGCTGCTGGACGATTACACAGGAGTAAAACCACAGGTTGATGAACTCATGAGAAAAGCAGACACCATCCTGAACAACCATACCAACCAAGTGGCCCAATTGCAGAGGGACATCACCAAAATTTCTGAACGTATCAGTTCACTACCCTAAACCCTGGAAGTGTACCCTGCATTTCATAACACGGACTATCATATGATTTGTAGGAGGGCTGAACACCATGTTAGAAGTGATTAGTACACACCTGTCAGAAATCTTCTGGACAATCGTAGGAGCCGGGTGCTTGGGACTGGCCACCTGGGGCGTCAAGAGCGTCAGAGCCTATATGAAACAGCAGCGACAAGAAATGGACGCACTCAAAAAAGGCATGATGTGGATACAGCATGACAAGCTATACTACCTGTGCCAGCACTATCTGGAGGCAGAGGCCATTGACGTAAGTAGCCTTGAAAATCTGGAAGGGCTGTACAAGTCATACAAGTCACTTGGTGGTAACGGCACAATTGAAAAGCTGTATAACCGTATTGTCCAGCTGAAAATTGTGGATGATGACGGAATACAATGACCCTACAGGCAATCAATCAGAATTGGAGGTAAATCATGAACGAAATTATCACTTGGCTCACAGAAAACTACATCACCATCATCGTTTGGGTTGTCATCCTGGGGGCTATCGTCATGTTCATCAGACGCTTTACAGCCCTGACCCCCTCCCAGCAGATGGACCGGGTGCGTCTGTCCTTGATGTGGATGGTGACTGAAGCCGAAAAAGCACTGGGTTCCAAGACCGGCAAAATCAAGCGTGCGGCGGTGTACACTGCTATCCAGAACAAATTCCCATTCATTTCTGTTCTGATGCCACAGTCCGTGTTCGACAAGATGCTGGACAGCGCCTTGGATGAGTTCAGACTGCTGCTGGAAAGCAACGACACGCTGTATAAGTATGTTTATGGCAAGAACCGGGACGGCAGTGCCTTGACCGCTGAAGAGCTGTCCGCCATTGATGCCAAGATGGGTGTCAATGCGGAGGCCGTAGAGGTCATCCGGGAGCTGACCGCAACCATCAACCAGAAGGGAGAGTAACTATGGCCACTCCAGTTGAACGGCTGATTGCAACAGCCAGAGCTGAAATTGGGTATCTGGAGAAGAAAACCAATGCTCAGCTGGACAGTAAGACGGCGAATGCGGGCAGTAATAACTGGACTAAATACGCCGCCTTTTTGGACAACCTGGGCAATATCTACAACGGTAAAAAGAACGGCTATGCCTGGTGTGATGTGTTCGTTGACTGGTGTTTCATCACCACGTTCGGTGTAGACCTGGGCATGCAGCTGCTCTGCCAAGCCTATAAGGGTGCTGGAGCCGGGTGCACCTACTCCGCTCAGTATTACCAGCGCAAAGGTCAATTCCACACCAAAAACCCCAAGCCGGGTGACCAGATTTTCTTTACCAATGACGGCGGCAAGACCAGCTACCACACCGGGCTGGTTGTCAAGGTTGACAAAACCTATGTGTACACCATCGAGGGTAATACCAGCAGCAAGGCTGGAGTGGTTGCCAATGGCGGCTGTGTGCGGGACAAGAGCTACAAGCTGACCTACAATCAGATTATGGGATACGGGCGGCCTGACTGGTCGCTGGTGGTTGAAAAGGAGGAAACTGTCATGATGACACAGGATGAATTCTACAAGATGTTCCTGGTGGCCTATGCCAAGTACATGGCAGAGCTTCAGGACAATGATGCTAGTGTCTACTCCCAGGAGGCCCGTGACTGGTCTATCAACTCTGGCTTAATTGCCGGCAACGGCAGCAAGGTGATGAACAATCAGACCGGCAAAATGGAGCCTAACTACATGTGGCAGGCACCCATCACCCGTGAGCAGATGGTGACCGTGCTCAAGAGAGCCGTTGACACCGGGGTGCTCTGCGGTAACGGTGGTGATGGCCGTGGGTAAACCCAAGCGCAAGAAGGTTGTCATGGTTCCCCAAGAAGTGGAGGTTGAGGAAAAGCGCCGCCTGGAGTACAGCAAGCAGTTGGTCACCGACATCAGGTCACTGCTCTGGGTCATCACCGTTGGTGGTATTGTCCTTGCCTTCTATGCCATCTACAAAAACTACCTGGGAGCACTACCCTGGATAACTGCTATGGTAGGGCTGCCGTGGTCAGCTCACGGAGTGGTCTGTGCGTTTTACCTCAACATGAGTAAGTCAGACCACCGCCGGGGAGGCATCACCTATGAGGCTGCGGCTGCCGACAACTTTGGTGTGACAGCCGTACAGGATACACTTTATGCTACAGCTGAGGACACCACTAACAGTCCTGGCATCTAAGTCAAAATAGAGAGGCTGACGGGAAAATCCCCGTCAGCCTTTTCTCTTATTTGTGCCGATTTTACATCAGAAATCACCGCAGTGCGCCGTTTACCTATACTGCTGAGGAATTTATCAACATGCCTTCTAAACCACCCTTAAAATTGCGCTACGCACGGCGGCGCAAATCGGTGAAACCAGGCTTGAATACACTTGAATACAAGTCAGGTAGCTTGATGTTCCAGGTTTACATAGGGCTGGAACATAATTCCATAGGTTTACATAGAAATTCCTATGGACGGACAGTGTGACTTGATGACTATTTACATATCAGTTTTCTCCGAAGCCACCGAAAATTGCAAATTTTCTAACCCACTTTTTCACAGTTTAGACAGATAAGTGTCAAGACGCTGGGTGGTAAAAATCCAAGTATTTTTCTCAAAAGCACTAACCCAATGAGCAAATTTTTCCGAAAATTCTGAAAATCTCGTTTTAGGGGCCGAAACGTGGAAATTTTCAAATTTTTGTCATCAAATCATCCACTGGCTTTGATGACGTTTCCATAAAAAATGGGTTAAAAATTCTTGGGCTCAGGCTAATTTTTCCATAGCTTATGTAAATCAATTTCCATAGAAAAACTGGATACAAGGGGCACTTCAGCCATTTATTTTGTTGATGTTTACATAAAAATCGGCGCTATGGAAAATCGGCGCATTTTTAATGGCACTTGAAAACTGTATATATAATAGATAAATACCTAAAAGGCTATATAGGTAATAACCTTTCAGTTTTACAAGTGAAAATTCGTCGTGCCATAGACCCAGGTGAAATTATGGAAAACGTGGGCCACGCCGCCAGTCGAAATCGTGTAAAATCCCGGAATTTTTAACCCACTTTTCCTGAGAGCCAGCATAAAATATGTAATGAAATGCCCAGCAAAATTTCATATGACACCGTGAGCCAGCATCAGGTCAAGCAGTTTGTATCTGAATGCTGGTTCTTTATTTATATCACTATGGAAAACGGGGGTCAGATTATGTCCAATTCCGATTTTAACCCAGTAACTATTGAGGTTGGTAATGTAACCTCTAAGATACACGGTGTCACGGGCCAGATGGTTTCCACCTTATATACTGGTATGAGCTGCTTGGTTGCCGGATACTATTTCACCCCTGCCTATAAAAACGGGCGGTGGGACGGCAAGGTGCATTTCTTTGAGCGCAAAACCAGAACATTCCCAACTGGGTTGCTCAGTCAGGTGTTAGAGCTTCTGGAGCCGTTTGAAGTGGAGGTTAACATCCAAGATAAGAGAAAAAACCGCAGTGCCCGGTTCCCTGTGGAGCCACTCACGGAGATTGAGTTGCCGGGCGGCAAACAGCTGCGGGACTATCAGGTGGATGCTGTCAATAAAGTTACAGGCCACTTTGAAAACGGTATGCTGTTTCAGCGGGGTATCATCAATATTGCCACCAACGGCGGTAAAACGGTGATTGCTGAAGCCCTCATTCAGCAGCTCTACCCCAAGCTGGATGGTGACAGGGTGTTCCTATTCGTTACTCATTCAAAGGAGATAGCTCATCAGGCCATTAAGTCTTTTGAGAATGACCTTGGTATCAAGGTGGGTCTGGTTGGTGACGGCAAGGCCAACATTGAGAAGGTAACAGTGGCCATGGTCAGCACCCTTTACAGCCGCATGAATAAACACCATCCGCTGTTTGCAGATTTGGTGCGCCGTTGCGTGGGATTCATCGGTGATGAGATACATCATAGCACGTCCAATTCGTGGTATGAAGTGTTGTCTTGTTTTGAGGGTGCCACCATCCGTATAGGGTTGACAGGCACCGTTCAGAAAGACCAGGACAAGCGCATGAAGCTTTATTCTGCCTGCGGTCAGGTGCTGGTGAAAATCACTAATGACTACCTTATCAAGCATGACTACTCTGCCAAGCCAAAGTGTTTCCTGGTGCCTGTGGACTACCCGGACATTGACCGGCATATGCGGTATAAAGGTCAAGAGGGCCGAGAGGGCATGCTGCTCTATCCAGATGTGTACTACAAGGGTATTGTGGCCAATTCCTATCGTAACTATTTGATTGCCAAGGTGTGTAACAAGGAGGTCACGGAGCAGAAGGGCCAAGTGCTGGTACTGGTAGAGCATGTTGAGCATGGCGTCAATATCCAGTGCATGATGGAGATAGTCAACCCAGATGTCAAGTGCATCTTTCTTCATGGTGAGTTATCCTCTACGGAGCGGCAGACTGGTCTTGAGCTTTTGAAGGCTGGGGATGTGGACGTGGTAGTGAGCACCGCTATCCTTGATGAGGGCGTAGACGTACCCAACATCAACGCTTTGGTGTATGCCCGTGGTGGCAAGTCTATCCGCAAGGTGCTTCAGGGTGTTGGCCGGGGGCTGCGGAAGAAAGCGGATGGCAGTGCCCTTCATGTGTATGACTTCTTGGATGACACCAGTGAGCCCTTGATTAAGCATAGCTTGGGGCGGTATAAGACCTTGAAGCACGAAAAGTTTGAAATCACCAAGGTTGACTTGGAGAATGATTTGGGATTTACTACTGAGGAAAAGATGAACTTTATGACCAACTATGATGACGCCTTTGACGATGACTCATTCCAATATGTAGGTGGCGTATGAAGAATATAACCATGACTGACCTGCTTGTGGCTGGGGTCATCATGGATGAGGCTCCGGGCCTGTACACCCGGCTCTATGATGAAAAGGCTATCTCAAAAACTGAATACAGGCTGCTGGGTCAATTGTGGGAATACGCAGTGGAACACTACCGTCAGAAATCATCCCCTGTGATGCGGGGCAACCTCCAGCGGCTGTCTATTACTTTGGGTATGCCTATGTCCAGCTTGAAATCTGCTATCAAGCAGCTGACTGATAAAGACGGGGTTGCCCTCTTATATAAGGACAAATCAGTGTGTGGTCTAAAGCTGAGTGTTGGTATTGTCCTGAATTATTTTGCCGCTTTGATGGCTGCCACTGGTAAGCCTGTACAAGTGTTTGAAACCCTATATCCAGGTTGGTGGTCTGAGGTAGAGCTGATGTACAAGGGATGGGAGATAGACCAGTACATTCAGCAGCGTGGTGCCAAAGCAGATAACCTGGTGTATAAGGCTTTAACCGATGGTCATTGTGTAAGCCGTCAACCTATTATTGGGCTCAGGAGGAATAACATGCGAGAGCCTATCATATTGAAAGCCCGGTTAGCCATTATTCTGGATAACCGGGTGCCTATTCAGCTGGACAACCGTTGTCCTATCATCACCCGGACACCTATATTGCTGTTTGGCAATAAGGGCCGAAAGCAGCACCTATGCATCAATATCAGCGCACCAAAGTATAGTTGGCTAACAGAGGCCCAGAAGGCAGAGCTGTTAGCCATCGCCCATATGGGCCGAAAAGTTGTGGATGTCAAGCTCAATCGGTTCAGGCATCAGCTGTTGGCACAGTTTACTGATGAAGAGCTGGATTGCCTCAATAACCTTGTACCTTATTATGAAAACCTGGTATGCTCCAAGACAGGCCGCATCGAGTACCACCTGCTCACCAACGTGGTCAAGAAAGCATCACCCTATTGGCCGCAGGTCTGGAAAATTTATTGCTTGTGTAAAGAACGGGGCTGGGACTACCGGGTGTATTTGGATAGCCAGTTTGAGAGCTTTGCCAACTGGGATGCCTCCAAGAAGTATAAGTGGCCCCTTCCCAGCATGCTCTATTCTGACCGGGCCATTGCCGCTTTTGAGGGTTACATCTACCGTAACCAGACTGCCTATCAGCGTGAGGGACATAACATCAAGGTGACACCTAAAAATGTAGGAAATTTCTGTGAGGAAGTTGCCAAGTCAATACAGAAAGCCATTGGGACTATCAGCCGTGACCTAAAGCATTGGAAGCATTACCCGATGTCGATATTCAAGACTATCCCCGAAAAGCGGCGCCACCAGCTTGAAAAGGCAAAGTCAGTGGTGGACCACTGGATGGACAGTATGCCAGTTGAATACCTGGCGTCAGTGCCGGAAATCCTGGACTATATAGGTGAGCCTAGTGACTACTTGCCTTCATTACAAGCTAAGATTGCTGAGGTGGAGGCATTGCAAAATAACATGGCCAAGATGAGAATTATTCTGCCGGTAGTCAAAGAGGCAGAGTTGAAAGCAGGGTTGCCCGTTACAGCCAACTTGATGGAGCTACAAGCCATATTGAATGATTGAGCTGTGATATTCCCTGTTCGACTTTTATTTTATGGTGAGAAGGGAGCTGAGGAAATACATGGCTGAGACAGGGGCATTCAATTTCACCAATGCCGTTCAACGCAAAATATTGGCTCTGCTATGGCAGGACACTCAGTCATACACCCTCTACCGGGAATGCATCAAGCCGCAATACTTCACGCAAGCCATTGAGATGGACTTGTGCCGCCTCATATATGACTATCGTGACCGTTATCATACAGCACCAACAGAAGAGGCTTTGACGGAAGAAGTCACCCAGCTGATTGCAAAGTCCAAGACCAAGCAAAAGATGGAAAGCCGTTATTATGCCGCTGTGGAGGAAATTGCCTCCATGGAGCTGTATGATTATGAGTATATCAAGGACAAGGTTGTTGATTTTGGCAAGAAGCAAGCCCTGACAGAGGCGGTGATGGAAGCCGCTGAAATTATACAGCGTGGTCGGGTGGATGATTTTTCTAAGGTCACAAAGCTAATAGAGGATGCCCAGATGGTAGGTGAGGACACCTTAGACCTGGGTGTGGACTATTGGGATGGCTATGAGGAACGCTTGGAAAGCTACTCTGACGAGGAAGATGTCATTGAGCGGTTCCCCACAGGCATGGGAGAGCTTGACAGGGTGTTGAAAGGCGGCTTGGGCCGTACTGAGATGGGAGTGGTGTTGGCACCCCCAGGGCGTGGTAAGACCACCACTTTGATTAACTTTGGTGCCAAGGCCCTGAAAAGTGGGTATAATGTTGTCCACATATCATTAGAGAACAATGACAAGCAGATTACCCGTAACTATGACCTGCGTATGCTTGGTAAAAACCTGGAATACATCCGGGACAATACAGAGCAGTGTGCTCAGGCTCTGGGGTACTCCAGAAGATACGGCGGTGGCCACCTTTTCATCAAGAAATTTCCCACCAAGAAAGCCTCTGTTGACACTATCCGCATGTATCTGAATAAGCTGATACTTGTTCACAATGTTCAGCTTGATGTTGTTATAGTGGATTACGGTGCGCTGTTGAAGCCGTTGACCAACTGGAATGACAAGCGCAACGTGATAGAAAGCAACTATGAGGATTTGCGGACACTGGCTGATGAATTTGAGGTAGCTCTTTGGACAGGTGCTCAGGGCAATCGTGGTTCTTTGAGCAAGAAAGTGGTTACCATGGAGGACTTGGCTGAAGCCTTTGCCATTGCTAATACTGCTGACGTGATGGTGGCTCTATGTCAGACAGAGCGGGAAAAAGCTGAAAACATTATCCGAGCTTTCATCACGAAAAACCGTGATGGTGTTGGCAGCTTGTTGTTGAAAGGCACCATTGACTATGAAACCAAGGTTATCACCCTGGATGAAGACATCACTATGGAGAGCCTGAACAGCGGCAAGAATGAAGATGAGGACGATGATGACCCATCTGATGGTGGCGGATGGAATGACCCAGGACGCAGGAGCCGCCGTGATAAATAGGAGGGCACAACATGAAATTGGTAGCAATCGGGGACATACATGCGAATAACTGGAAGGACTTTTCAACCACGCTTGACGTGGTTTGGGATGGTGAAGTGGAGCGGTTTGTGGCCGCTCCACCTGATACAGTTGAGGCAACGCCTATGAATTCCAGGCTTCATCATATCCTGAACGGGCTGTGTGATGTTCGGAATTACTGCGAAAAGAATGGCATCAAGCTCTGTTTGATTGCTGGTGACCTATTCCACACCCGTGGGAGCGTGGACACCATCGTGTACAACAGTGTTTATCGGGTGCTGGACTCATTTAATGACTTTGACGTGGAAGTTATCATGATAGCAGGTAACCATGACCAGGCCAACAGTGCTGTTCATGCGGACAACAGCCTGTATCCGTTGTCTGCCAGCTGTCGGGTGGTGTCCAAACCCCAGGTGTTGAGGTACGTTGACCCAGATACTGATGAGGCTATGGACATCTGCTGCGTGCCGTTTTCCAAGGATAAACCCACCATTATGGCGGCGGTTGAGAAGATGTCCAAGCCAGGTGAAGTGCCCAAAATCCTGCTTGCTCATTTGGGACTATCAGGTGGGCTGGTGGGCTCTGGAAACTACGTCATGAGCGATGAATACAACCTCATGGAGCTGAAAGCGCCCAAGTTCAAGTATTGCATCTTTGGGCACTATCACAAGCCCCAGGTGCTGGAATACAATTCTATCTACACAGGCTCATTGCTACAGAACACCTTTAATGACGAGGGTGACCACCATGGCTTTTGGATTATTGACACCAGCCGCCGCTGGGACATGGAGTTGGTTCCCCTTCATTATCCTGAGTTCATCACTATTACCACTTCCAACTGTGATAAGCTCACCGCCCAAGACCTGTCCGAAAACTATGTGAGAGTTCAGGCTACTGCTAAGGACGCCAGTTCAGTCATGGGTGTCATTGAGGGCCTGTCTGAGGATGCCACCGGGGATACCCAGTTGGCAGATGGAGTGCGGCTGGAGGTTGAAAAGGACTATGAGGCAGAGCGCCAGCAGCGGTCAGACATTTCCATCACGATGGACACCCCTGAAATCCTAAAAACCTATGTAGCTGAACATAATGACACTGGGCTTTCCATGGAGGTTCTGATGAAAAAGGGCCTGGAGATTTTGTTCAAGGTACAGGGAGGCGAATAACAATGACGTTTGATACGTTGCAAATACAGAATTTTCTGTCTATTAAGTCTGTCACCCTGAGCCTGAACAACCAAGGCATGGTGCTTATCTGCGGCGAAAACCACGACAATGCTGACTTCCAGAGTAATGGTGCCGGCAAGTCATCTATCACGGAGGCTCTTGCCTATGTGCTGTATGGGCGTACCATCCGTGGGCTGAAGGGTGATGATGTGGTCAACCGGGTGTCCAAGCGGAATACCAAGGTGATGATTGACCTGACCGATGATGACGGTGCTCACTACCGGGTTGCCCGGTATCGTAAGCACCACCAGCAGGGCAACAAGTTTTATCTGTTCCGGGAAGGTAAAGATATTACCCCCAAGTCTGAGGCTGATTTTACCAAGGCAATCAGTGGCCTGCTTCAGATGGACTTCTTCACGTTCACCAGTTCCATTCTGTATTCCGCCAGCTCATTCAAGTTTTCGTCCGCAACGGATAGTGAGCTGAAGGCGGCTTTTGACACCTTGTTGGGCCTTGACCTGTACGCAGCTTGCCAGGACCAAACAAAGGTACAGCTGCGTGAAGCTGAGTTTACCAAACAGGCTTTGGAAGCCAAAGTGAGTATGCTGGAGAGCAACATCCAGAAGCTCACAGTGGATATTCAGGAGGCCACTGAGCAATCTCAAGAGTGGGAGCAGTCCCAGGTAGAACAGGTTGCTCAGTACCAGGGTCAGATTGATGAGCTGAAAGCGGAACAGAAAGACCTGCTTGCCCAGAAGCGAGGCAAGGCTGAGGAAGTTGAGCAGGCACAGTCTGAGGTAAGCAAGGCCCAGGCCAGGGTGGCTAAGTTGAAAAAGACCGCTGATGCCGTTGAACAGTTGAAAGATGCTATCGAGCAGTGCCAGAGCATACTGACCCGGCATCAGCGGGAAAATGACCATATAGATAGCAAAATGCAGGCTGCTGACCGGGAAATCCAGCAGTTGCAGACTTTTATCCAGCGTTTGAAAGCCAAGCGGGATAAGTTGTGCACCAAGCGTATGGACACCGAAAGCACTGTGGGTTCCCCTTGTCCTACTTGTGGAGCACCCTTGACAGAGGCATCCATTGAAGACGCTTTGGGTGAAATCCAGTCAGAGATTGACGAAATTGATGAGGAAATAGCTGCTCACAATGAGGCCATACAGCAGCAGAATAACACCAAGGTGCGTCTGGAGCTTGAGCAGAAAGACCTGAAAGGCAAGGTGGATGCTGTGGAAGATGACCTTGCTGCTTATCAGGAATTGTATAACAAGTCCAAGGGTGTGATGTCTAAACAGCAGGTTGCCATGGAGGCTCTGTCTGATGCCAAGTTGGCTCTAAGTAAGATTGAGGCCGCCATGGATAAGCTGGAAGCCCAATCACAGGGTATTGACCGGCAAATCCGTGGCATCAAGCAATCCATTGAGGATACCCAATCCCAGGAAAACCCATTTGGGCAGTACATTCAGAAGTATAAGACCCAGATGGAACAGCAGAAAGAAACCATGGCCACTGTTAAGGCTGAAGCTGATGAGCTGGATGACACTATCACCTGTCTGCGTTTTTGGGTGAAAGCCTACGGCAATGGTGGCATTAAGTCCTTGTTGCTTGACGACATTACCCCGTATCTCAACCGGCAGTCCAATAAGTTCCTCCACAAGCTGTCTTCAGACCATATGGAAATCCGTTTCAGCACTCAGTCCAAGTTGAAGAGCGGCGATATGCGTGAGAAATTTAGTGTGGAAGTGGTGAACACTGATGGTGGTGCTTCCTATGCGGCAAATAGCTCTGGGGAGAAAAAGCGTGTAGACCTGGCCATCAATCTGGCACTTCAGAGCCTGGTTGCCAGCCGTTCCAGTAAGCGGCTCAACGTGGTAATGATGGATGAAGTATTTGATGCCCTTGATGGCGCCGGGATACAGAAGGTCAATGAGCTTTTACAAGAGCTATCCACCACTGTAAGCTCTGTGTTTGTTATCAGTCACAATCCTGAGCTTCAGGGCATGTTTGACAATCGTCTGACGGTGGTCAAGAAGGGTGGATACAGTACGCTGAAAGGGACTGCCGTGGAGGAAGATATAGATGGCAATTCTTGATTACCTGGAGCAGGTGTCTGATGGTGATGTGCGCCTGACCTCTAAGGGTGACCAGTACCACTGTAATTGTCCGTTTTGTGGCGACACCCGCAAGCGTTTCTATGTAAGCACCGAAAACGACACGGTGTACTGTCACAATTGCGGAGCGGAAAACAGAGCTGCCAATGGCAGCTTTGTTTCCTTTATCATGGGCATTGAGAGCCTGGACTATGATGCTGCCTTCAAGCGGTATAAGGAAATCAAAGGCACCATGTGGATACCAGAGGAAATCCTGACTGAGCTGAAGCAAAACATCTTCAAGCCAGACATATCCGGGCTGGTAACCAGCCGTGCTATCCCATTGCCTGATGAGTATGAGCGTTTGACTGTGACCACTAAGAACCTGGTGGCCAAGAGGGCTATCAGGTATATGAAGGGGCGGGGTATCACTTGGAAACAGATGAAATTCCATCGGATGGGCTTTTGTGTGTCCGGGGAGTATCAAAACCGCATCATCATTCCTATCACCGAGGGTGACAAGCTCCAGTTTTGGGTGGCCAGGGCGATGAATAACCATGCAAAGCTCAAAGAGAAGTCACCATCCAATATGTCCTACCAGATTTCAAAGTCACAGGTCATCTTTAACATCTATGAGGCCAGCCGCATATACGGGGCAGTGGTGTTGGCTGAGGGTATCTTTGATGCCTTGGCTTTCGGGGACATCGGCGGCAGCTTGCTGGGGAAAGTCCTATATGATGACCAGTTGGCTATCCTGGTGGACTATTACACCCGTGGGCTTTTACCTAATGGGGTGTATATCTCACTGGATAATGATGCCTATAAACAGGCTACAGAGGTGGCTGAGCAGCTTTATCAGTATATGCCTGTCCATTTAATCAACATTCCTGCTAAGTATGATGACCCGAATAAATTTGTCCAATTACTTGGCAGAAAAGAGCTTTTAGCACTGGTGGATGAGGCGATTGAATATGATGACGCCTACAGAGTGAAACGCCGTTTGTTTGTATAGGTCTTGGGAGTTTATGTAAAATCATAACCGTCCTTTCTTTACTTCAGAAAAGAGGTCAAGCAAACAACAAGCCAGTGTGGTCGAGCGGCTGAAGACAGCTGTCCTGAAAACAGCTTGGGTGGTAAGCCCACGGGTGTTCAAATCACTCCACTGGCGCCACAGCTCCACGAGAGCTACCATGCTCAATCGCCTCCTTTCTTTTGTCTCTGGGTGCTCTTGGAGCACGGGAAGTTGTACAGCCGGGTTTTACCACAGCCGTCATTTCCAGCAGCGTGGGTTTTACCGGCATAGTGGGTACAACGCACCAACGCCTGATGGCTTTGGTACTGGTCTGGGGTTGGCCAGTTTTCTATCTGGGTGTAGCGCAGTTGGTAGCGCACGTGCCTTGGGGTCACGGGGTCATGGGTTCAAGTCCCATCACTCAGACCAGGCCCGCTGGAGCGGGCATCATACCCGGCCTGTTTGACCGGGAAGAAGGGTGGTGCCAGTAAATGTTCAGTCACGTCTATGAGCCTGTGTTTGATAGCTTTCTTGATTGGATGCGTTGGGTGCGGGCTGGGGCGGGTTTGCTGGCACTTTCCCGTGCTAAGCTACGCCCTCACCCCAGCGTGGTGACCCCGAAATCCTATGAGGGGGCAAAGCGCCCCATGTGCGGCAACGATGGTTTTCCATCGGGTTTTCGATAGTACCCGAAACACGGGGTGAGTTGTGTATTGCGGGCACCTGCCCGCCGAATGCGAATGATGAGGGGTAAGCCACCCAGTGGCTGAAAAGGCCGTTGGCCGCTAAATGCGGCACCGTTTGGGTGGATACCTGCTGGCGTGAGACCAGCTGAAGATGCTCCAGCCTACCGCCCAGTGAGGCGGCACCCGCGGCGGGGTGTACAACGACAAGGCGGCCAGCCCACCCGGACAGGGTTCAGACAAGTGGCTGGCCGCTGACTTTTACTCTTTATTTAAGTAGGTGGGTATAAATGAGGGTTGTGGCCTGGTGGGTGGTAACGCACCCGAATGCCCAAGTGGTTAAGACCATAGCCCAATAGTCAGTGGAAACAAATCCGTAAGGTTGGCCAGGATACACGTGCCTGGTTGTAAAATAGGGTTGTGAGTTGACCCAGCAAACTACCAAACCTGCTAATGGGTGGAATGCCCATAAGCCCACCGCATATGTTCGGCTGAGGCCGCAGGAGGCCCAACTGAACACCGTGAAAACATTTACAATGGAGGAAAGTACACATGAGTGAAAATCTGAATGTGCGCATTAAGTATTTCCACCCCGACCTGAAGCGGGTTGAAAAAATCTCCGTAGGTGATTGGATTGACCTGCGGGCGGCTGAAACTGTCACCCTGAAGGCCGGGGAGTTTTATCAAGTCCCACTGGGCGTGGCGATGGAGTTGCCCAAGGGCTATGAGGCATGGCTCACCAGCCGCAGCTCCATGTGCAAGAAGTACGGTATTGTCCACGTTGATGACTGTGGTGTCATTGATAATAGCTATTGCGGTGACAATGACCAGTGGTTCCTGCCGGTGATGGCTGTCCGGGACACCACCATCAAGTTCAACGAGCGCATTTGCCAGTTCCGTCTGTGCGAGTGCATGCCCAAGGTGCAGTTTGAGGAAGTGACTGAGCTGGGCAATCCTGACCGGGGCGGCCTGGGCTCCACCGGCAGCAAGTAAGACCAGGAGGATGATATAATGAGCAAGTCCCATAAGACACCCCCACAGGCTCAGGTGAGCTTCCAGCCGCCCTCTGAAATGACGCCTGAAGAGCGGATGAAGTTCCTGAATGAGCAGCCCACAAGGCAGGAGGTTGCCAACTTTGTCAGTGCCTACCTCAGCACTGAGTTCTTGCCTTCCCTGCTCAACCATATTAACCGGCAGGACAATCGCAATCTGGCGCTCATCAGTATCTGCCAAAGCGTCCTTATTAGCCAAGGGATTGTTACGCAGGATGAAATGGAGGCCCTGATGCGGAAGTGGGAACAGGCGCAGCAGCAAGCTGAAGATGCTGCCCAGAAACAGGCTGAGGAAGATGCCTTGGGCGCCATCGATGACTTTCTGAAGAAACAGCAGGCAGACGGGCAGAAGCCCGGTGGTGCTCCTGTTCTTGGAGTGGTAAAGTGAACACAGTCTGCCTGGGATACTACTATCCCAGGCAGATTTTATTTATAGGACGGTGAACCAAAATGGCCAAAATCAACAGCAAGAATAAGGGAAACACCATGGAGCGTAAGGTGGCCAAGATGCTGTCTGGATGGAGTGGATACCAGTTCAACCGTACCCCAGCCAGCGGCGGATTGCACTGGAAGGACGACAATTCAGTGACTGGGGATATCGTGCCCCCATCTGAGCTTCGATTCCCTCTTTCCATAGAGGTCAAGAAACAGGAAGTGCCTTGGGATTTTGATTTCATTTTGACGGGCACTTCCAGTTTGTGGGATTTTTACAAGCAGAGTGCCCGTGATGCTCATCGCACCACTGATAATGGCCAGTACAAGCAGCCCATAGTGGTATTCAGCAAAAATCGCCGGGGCACCTATGTGATGATGCCTGTTGAGGTGTTCCATAAGTTGCCTCAATTAGGGGGAGAGCGGCACCTGGTTATTAGGTATAGTGACAGGTGTCAGGCGGTGGTCATGGACTTTGAAAAAATGCTGTCTTTGGTTTCACTTCAAGAAATTCTTGACCAAATTGTGCCTGACTGAAGTCACCGAAACTGTGTAGCCACTGGGGTTTTCTCAACTCACCAAAACTTTTTGAAAATTTCTCGAAAAATTTTTCAAAAACCACTTGACTTTTCCGACGAATGGTAGTATGATAAGGGTGTGGTTGAGGGAGACACCCGAAAAGACCACGACATAACACACAAGTCTGAGTCAAATTTGAAAAGGAGAAGACAATCATGAAAAAGTACACTATGAACGGCAAGACCTACACCAAGCTGACCACCATCGCTGACGAGCTGGGTCTGTCCCGCATCCGTCCCTCCCAGTTTAAGAAGTACGGTATCACTGAGGTCACTGACCAGGACGCCACCTCCGCTCCCGCTAAGAGCACCCCGGTGGACACCACCATCAACGCCACCCCCGCCGTCAACGAGGCCCCTGCTGATGATACCCAGGACACCACCACTGAGGACACCACCCCTGTTTCCTCTGATGAAAAAGAGGACGAGCCCATCCAGGAGCGGAACGACACCCCTGATGATGACCCGGCTCCTGCCGATGGCACCCCGGCTGACGCTCCCGCTGCTGACCCGGCCCCCAAGACAGCCAAGCAGCCCAAGTTCAAGAAGGACGACACCCCCAAGCAGCCCACTTTGGCTGAGGCCATTACCGTCAACGGCACCGTGGACGCCAACATCAAGGACACTGTGAGCCTGGAGGACTTCAGCAAGGCTCTGCGTAAGGTCAGCCTGGAAACTCTGGACAAGGTGGCTGAGGCTGCGGGTATTGACACCACCATCTTCGACAACGGCAACGGGCTGCCTGACCCCATTCGCAGAATGCACCTGACTCTGGCCCTGCGTGAGCACTTCTATCCCGGCCAGAAGGTGGTTGCCAAGAAGTCCAGCCAGTTCCGCAAGGTGGAGTTGGCCACCCTCATCGCTAAGGCTGACGAGCTGGGCCTGACCTACCGCAGTACCAATGGCACCAATGACGCCATCACCCGCATGTGGGTCACCAAGGCCCTGGTTGATGCTGGTGTGACCTATGAGGATGTGGTGCCCACCCCGGCTCCTGCTGATGACCCGGCTCCCAAGACCGATGCCGTTGACCCGGCTGAGGCTCCTGCCGCTGATGAGGCGGTGACGGCCTGATGAAGGTAAAGACTTCACTGGGCTTCAAAGTAGACGTTGACGAGGGCGGTCAGTTCCATCTGCCTGACCGCCCTTTCACAACTACAGAGCTGAAAAAGCTGGCCAGGGAGATTGGGAGAGCTTGCCGCAACGCTGCTTTTGCTGATTTGCCCGAAACCAAGGAGGATGACTATGAATGATGTCACTGTTGTGGCTAACCTGTCGGACACCCAGCGCCTGGTGCTTGCCACCGTAGAGGTTAGGGGTCAAAAGCGGGTGGAGCTACGGAAAGAGTGGCGGCGTACTTCAGCAGCTGAGTGGAAGGCATCAAAGGGCATCACCATTCCGATGGAGATTGTACCCGCCTTGACAAGGGTGCTGGGTGAGTTTGGCCGTCAGGAGTAGGGAGGCCCTAGCATGGAAAGAGTACCAATAATCACACGCACCCCCATACGGGGGGAACGCACACCAATAGTCCTGAATCTGCGTGAACCGATACATATGCATGACCCACTCAGCTGGGATGACGTGCTGGACAAGTACGACAATTATGTGAAGTTCGCAGCCAAGCAGATTTCAGAGCAAAATCCCGGACGCATGTTGACATCCGCTGAGGATATGTACCAAGAGGGCCTGGTGCTGCTCTGGAAGTGTTTTGAGCAGTATAAGTACAAGCCGATGGAGGAATTTGGGTACATATTCAAGGCCAGCGTGTGGCGGTTGCTCCGTGGTATAGCCGCCAAGGTTGAACCCCCTACCGATGACCTGGACACCGCATTTGACGTGGGAGTGGAGGATGATACCTGGGATGAAATGTGGGAGGAATACCGCATCAAGCAGGTGATAGAGCTGTTGGAGGGATACCCGGTGGCCATCCAGTTGCTCAAAGAGTTTATCAACCCCAGCCCTGGCAGCCTGAAGGAATGCGAGCAGGACATGGCCCGGAAAGAGATGGTCAAGAGCTTGGGCAAGCGGGTCAACGTGCCGACCACTCTGGAAATCAAGGGAGTACATATTCAACGTGCCTTGGATTTATCCAAAGCCATATACAACCAGAATCTGCGGGTGTTGCAGCAGGCAGTCTATCAGGTGTACAGCCCGGATACAGTCATTCATAATTATACCCCGGCTGCTGATGACATTGCGAGCATGTTTCAGGATGACACCCCGGTGAGAGAGGTTATGGTGGATGTACTGCCCTTGGGCACTACAGGTTTCAACCAGCTGGTGTCGAGCCTCACGGAACAGCTTATGGAGGCTCAGGAGGACACCGTGGAAACTAACGTGGGATAATTTGTCGAGCTATGTAAAAATCCCATATGGACTTTATTCAATTCAGTGACGGTGTACTTCACTGAAGTGGAATACACAAAAGATGGAGGTACAGAAAATGGATTACAATGAAGCTATTAAGAACAGCCGTTGTTTTGGTGTCGCCTATGATGCCGCCGTAAAGGAATGCAAGCTGTGCGAGGTCAGCAAGCTGTGCAAGGCCCGGACGGAGGGCACTCCGGCCCAGGATACAGGCGCCAAGGTGAATACCACCGTGGCCGACACGCCTGACACTGACACCACCCCGGCGCAGCCCCGGCCTCAGCCCAAGACTGCTGAAGCGGCTCCCACCCCGGCTCCCAAGGCTCCGAAAGCGCCCAAGGCATCCAAACCGACATCCAGCAAGCAGTACGACCCCAGCATGCCGGACTTCAAGCCCATGGGGATGGATGACCTGGTCAAGTTGGCCTCTGACCGTGGCGTGGACATCAAGCAGTTTGACAAGTTCACGGAAACCAAAATCAAGCGCATGCGCCTCATCATGGCTCTGAAGGCCACCTATGAGGTCAAGTAAGGCACCAAACGGCCCTGGGGTGGTGGTGAGCAGCCACCACCCCAATTTTGTTATTAGGTGGTGAAAGCCTATATGAAACTGCTGTTGTGTGGCTCTACTGCCTTGGAGAGCTACAAGGCCCGGAAAGGCACCCCACTGATGAATTTTACTGAGCTGTTTCATCGGGTATCCAGTCACTGCCCCCAATTCATGATTGACTTGTGCTCTGACGCTGATGCTCAGCAGTACCTTGCTGACATGTTGGAATACCTATATGGGAGCATTGTTTTGTATAGCTCTATGGTCACTGATACCCTCCTGGACAAAGGGACTGACCCAGTATTCGTACAAGACTTGGAAACACCTCAGAAGTACCAGAACACCCAGTTGTCTCAGTGGATAATCAAGCAATACCACAAGAGCCATAAAGTGTACACTGATGTTGAGAAATTGCCGATTGTCACCGGCAAAGCCTTGACCAGTATTCCCCCGATGAATTTCATGTATGTGGTAGTAAGTAAATACAAGAAGGAGGACAACCAAATGCCGTCAATTGAAGAAAGCATCAGAGCAGCCATGGTAGAATTGGGTATTACAGACGCTGCTGGTGCTCCTTTGCCGTCCAAGGCTGCTACCCCTCAGCCTGAAACGGCTCCCACGCCGAAACCTGACCCGGCTCCTGCCCCGAAACCGAAAGCACCCCCTGCTGCGCCCCCTACACCCAGGGAACAGTCCTCAGCCCCGCTCCAGGAAAAGACTCAGCAGAAGGAAACCCCACCGCCTACGGCATCAGAAACGGCCCCTGAGTATATCTATGCGAAAATCAAAGATGGTCACCTGGCGTTGATTTTCCCACAGGGGCTTCAGCTGAAGCAAGAAATCATAGCCGGTACCAAAGTGGACGTGGTGACTGTAAGTCTGCCGGACTGGACCAATGACAGGCTTCAGGCTTTAACCATTGTGACGCCTCAAGAGGCCCCTCAGCCTGTAAAGCGGGTGCCAATCATCACCCCACCTGAACAGGCAGCTTCTGCCCCGGCTCCTGTTGCCCCGGCCCCCAAGCCCAAAGCCTCGAAAGCATCTGTGGAAATCGGAGAAACCCTGGATGAGCTGATTGCCCAGAAGCAAGACCTCACGAGCCAGATTGCAGCGGCCAGGACAGCTGGGAATGAGCAGTTGGTCAACGAGCTGAGGAAGCAGCGCAGGGTGGTACGTGGTAAAATCAATCAGCTGAAGGAGTGAGTCCATGAAGTACCGTTTGCCCATAATGCAGCGGGTGCCTTTCATCGTCAGGCGGCCTGTTTTGAGTCGTCAACCCGTGGTGTCCAGGGTGAGCGTATTTCAGCGCACTCCAATTACATCTGTGGAGATACCTTGTAATCAGTGTGCTCTTTGTACGGGGCACACTGATTGTGGTGGTTACACTTACCTGCTGCCGGGTGACCAGGTAGACCTTGATGAGCCCAAGTTTGGGTTGGTCTATTATGATGGTAATGCCCCGGTGGTAACAGACTTGGAGGCCCTGGAGAGCGCCCACTTGTATGCCCGGCTGATTGCCGACTGCCCGCCCACCGATGAGGTGTTGTTTGCTTTGTCATATTCTCCATACAATGTTATCCAATTCAACTATTCTGACAAGTATGATTCCAGAGCCTGGAGCAAGGCCATTCATCGAGCAAAAAGTTGCGGGCTGTATATTGCTATCAAGTTGCCGGTGATTATCCCTACGGTGACTAGGATACAGCATGTGTTGGCCTTTATGGAGGACTACCACATGGTGGTCAGCTTTTTTGCTATTCAGTTTTTGAACACTGGAACCGTGATGCCTACTCATGATGAGGCTTATTTTAATGTGGAGGGCCACATGGTCCCTGCGAAATACCTTGTTGATAACGGCAAGGGAGGGGTACAGGCCAGTGAGCTTTTCCTCACCAAGTTCCTCACCATACTGAACCAATACACCAAGCCCAAGAAGGTCAATGTGATGGTGTGCGATAACGGCAAATGCTATTAAGAAGGGAGGGCACAATATGCTCCCAAGGATGGATGTGTATGAGTTCCTGGAGAGTTTTACACCCAGGATGACCGAAACCAAGAAGCTGGTCAACGTGAGAGGTACCAATGGCAGCGGCAAGTCTACTATTCCATTCAGTATGCTGGATGCTGACTCCAAGAGCTTTGAGCTGACATATGCCTTTGAGAATCGGGAACGGGTGATTGCCACTGTGTTTCCCACCTTGGGTTGGCTGGCCTTGGGTAGCTATCGAACGGCCTGTGGTGGTTTGGATAGCTACAAGACCACAGAACAGACCTTTGACAGCATCAGACTGCTCTGGGACTTGCCTTTCAACATCCTGATGGAGGGTGTTATCAGCTCCACTGTCCGGGGCAGCTATCTGGACTTTTTCAAGAGCGTAAACGGCGAAATGGAAAAGCACAGAGACATCATCATTTTCACCCTGCTGCCCCCGTTTGAAACCTGCTTGGCCCGTATCCAGGTGCGCAACGGCGGGAAAGCCATCAAGCAAGACCAGGTGTTGTCCAAGTATAGGACGATTGAACGCAATGTCCAACACTTCAAGGACGCTGGGCTGGACAGCCGCTCAGGAGATAACAGCACCATCACCAAGGAGGAAACCTTGAGCTGGTTCCTCAATTCCATTGGGGAGAACGTCACCACCGTAAAGGCCCCAGAAATGCCCTCTACGGCACCTGCGGCTCCGGTTATGAAAACGGACACCCAACCGTATAGAAATACGCTCTGGGTGCCTCCTGCTGACGAGGTTGCTCAATATGAGTGGGCACCTTACTATAAAGCCCCGAATGACCAGGTGACGGTGAATGATGAGTGTTTCCGGCAGTTTTGGTATTGGATACACGAGCGCCAGGAAATTTGGCAGAAGCGGGTGAATGAGGGATTGCCCCGGCCCTGGACTGATGACAAAATCCTTCAGGAGTACAAATTCACCCATGCCTGTCGTGACCTTGACCGCCTGTCTATCTACTACATTAAGCACATCCTGTCCGGGCTTCAGGACACTGAGCAAAGCAAGAAGGAAGTTATGCTCAACACTATGATTTACCGTCTGTTTTGTCGCCTGGACACCTGGGAAATGTTTGGGTATTTACACCTGGACAATTGGGCAGTTGAATGGAAGAACGCCAAGGCATTGCTCAGAGCCAAGAAAAAGCGTGGAGAGCCTGTGTTCACTGATGCCTATTATGTCAATGACCTTCACGCTGCCAATCCTGACCCCGTCACCCGGCATGACAAGACCGAAAATGCCATATGCCTCATTGAAATTTGGTATAACCGTTTGGATGAAATCTACAACAATGTGGCCTTTAGTGATAGCATGAGAGATGCCCTGGAGTATCTGAAGACTTTGCCATGTGTGGGTCACTTTACCGCCTATGAGTGGGTGTGTGATTTTGCTTGGTCTCACACTTATACGGATGTCCAGTTGGTGCCTTGGACCATTGACAGCTACACCAATGTAGGCCCTGGTGCCCAGCGTGGACTAAGGTATGTCTTTGAAAACCGGGGCAACCTGTCTGAGCTTCAGTGTATCATTTATCTGCGTGCAGCGGCGAAACACTACATGGCTGAGTTGGGCTATGATGACCTGAAATTGCCCCCGGAAGTGCCTGAGCTCAATCTGCGTTGTATAGAACACTCCCTGTGTGAATACCAGAAATACAGAAAAGCCTATGAGGGCAATGGGCGGCCCAAGGTAAAGTTTACGCACAAGACAAGGGACATCGGCCAATTGAGGCTGTGACCGATATTCAAAACCATCTTGTAAAGGAGGTAATAACATGCCAAATACTTTGACCCCTGAGCTGTATGAGCTCATTACACAGGCCAAGATGAAACAGGGGAATAACTGGGGCTGTGGAGTTGTCCTGGTTGACCCCGTATCCAACAAAATCCTCATCGGAGAGCGGACTGACACCCACAACTTCTGTACCCCTGGCGGCAAGATTGAGGTGGGTGAAACCGTTGTGAACGGCGTGACCCGTGAGTGCCTGGAGGAAAGCAACCTGAAGCTGCGCAGCGTTAAGTTCATGGGCTACCGGGTGCACTCCAGTCCCAATGGCAAGAATTGGGTCAGCTTCATGTTCTACAGCGATGACTTTGAGGGTGATGTGAAGCCCCAGGAAAGCGAGATTGTCAGCTGGAATTGGGTTGACCCTGTTGAGCTGGCGGCCTTGGACATCTTTCCTGCCACTGATGCTTCCCTTCAGGTTGCTTGTAAGCTGGGCCTGATTGAGCAGGTGGACAACCTGCTGGGTGTTAAGACTGAAACCATCAATGGGGACGGCAACGGTGACAATGGTCCATCTGATGGCTATGTGGAGCAGGAGCTGGATGCTGAAATCCAGACTGCCCCCGCTGTATTTGGAGCCGATGTTATTCCGGCCACCCATGACCTTTATCACCATGGGCGTTGTGATGACTGCTGCTCCTACAGCAGCTGTGGTGCGGAGGATTGGCCCCCGTATTTTGATTGAAAGGCTTTGAAGGCTCTTTATTTAGATTGACCAAACGTCACAAAGGAGGTAGCAAGAATGGATGTATTTGGTACTGGGCTGGAAGCCTTTGCTGGTAGCAACCCGACCCAGATGTACAGTGAAATGCTTCAGGAGGTGCTGGCCAAAGGTAAGGAATGCACCCCCAGAGGCAAGAAAATCAAGGAGTTGTCCCCGGTTTTGATTCAGTTCCTCAACCCTCTGGACCGGGTGACATTCCTGAGAGGCCGCCGCATTAACCCGTTCTTTCAGCTGGCAGAGGCCCTTTGGATTGTCAGTGGGCACTCTGATGTGGAATTTCTGGCGGCGTTCAATGAGAACATGCGGAGCTTCAGTGATGACGGCAAGTTTTTCAACGCCAGCTATGGTGAGCGCATCAGATATTTCACCAAGAATGACCTTCACCGTCAGGTGCTTAACCCCATTGACCAGCTGGAGGACGCATACCTGAAGCTGAAGGCAGACCCAGACACCCGCCAGGCAACCATCGTCATCAGCAACCCGCTGTTTGACAACTACAACTACACTGTGAAGGAACATGGCAAGGACATCGCCTGTAACCTGGTCATCACCTTCAAG